GTCCAGGAGGACCAGGAAGAGGCCGTAGAGGAGGAAGAGGATGAAGAGGACGACGGTGAACCTAGCGAGGCCTTACAGGCGCTCCTAGAGGCCACTAATGAGTTCGATTCAGGTGAAGGTATCACCGAAGATACCCTCGCCCGCCTCTCCCAGCTCGACAGCCGCACCCTGGTAGAGACCTGGGCTGAGTATGTACGTACACAGCGCCAGGAGCAGCAACAGGTCCTCGTAACTGAGGAGCAGGCTGCAGGTATCCGCCAGTCGGTGGGTGGTGATCAGCAGTATCAACAGATGCTCGGCTGGGCCGCCCAGAACCTCTCTCCCGATGAGATTGCTGCCTACGACTCCGTGATGAACGGGGGTGACTATGGCGCTATGTACTGGGCCGCTCAGGGCCTCAAGAGCCGCTTTGCGGACTCTGTTGGGTATGAAGGTACCCAGTACACCGGCCAGCGGGCTCCCAAGCCTGCTGATGGCTTCCGTAGCCAGGCTGAGCTGGCCCGTGCAATCTCTGATCCGCGCTATCGGGAAGATCCCGCATATCGCCAGGATGTAGAGGCGAAACTCGCCCGCTCGGGCTCACTCCTTTGAGATAGAGGCCAGCCCTCTGTTATGTCCTTATGAGGCATATTACGGCTGGTCCATCAATAACACCCCCTATGCCTCTCAACGATGCACAAACCTGGGGGTCACTCGGGCATCCCTGGTGGGTTTCTTGACTATGGGTTCGATTCCCTGTCTGCCCCTTGAGGCACACGACCTCGTAAAAAACGTGTACCGGTACACAGGCCCGCAAAGGATACCCTGCTTGTCTGGTTATAGCTATTCCCGACAATTGAATAACCAAAGCGCTTATTAAAGACTCAGGCCTGAGAATTGAACAACAACGATTCTCTCCAACGTAAATTCGACCAATGACTAACGTCAATCTGACTCGCCCCGGACAAATTAACCAGTCCGGTGATTCTCGTGCTCTCCTGCTGAAACTGTTCACTGGAGAAGTGTACGAATCCTTCCGTAATGCCCTGGTGGCCAAAGGGATGGTTCAGAGCCGTACCCTGCGTAACGGTAAGGAGGCTCAGTTCATTCACACTGGCAAGATGACCAGTGGTTTCCATGTGCCCGGCACCCCTATTCTGGGTAACGGCACTGGCGTGAACGGTGCTCCCCCGCAGGCTGAGACCACCATCACGATGGACCAGCTGCTGATCTCCAGCGCCTTCATCTACGAGCTCGACGAGGTACTTGCTCACTACGATCTGCGCGGACCGATCTCGCGTCAAATCGGCCAGAGCCTCGCTGAGCACTACGATCGTCGCATCTTCCGTGTTCTCGATCTCGCCTCTGGTGCTTCCAGCCCTGTGACCGGTGAGCCTGGCGGCTTCCAGGTCAAACTGGGTGCTAACAACGAGTACAACGCCCAAGCACTTGTGGACGGTTTCTTTGAAGCTGCCGCCGTGCTCGACGAGCGTTCTGCTCCTCGTGAGGGCCGCTGTGCTGTGCTGACTCCTCGGCAGTATTACAGTCTGATCAGCAGCGTGGACACCAACATCCTGAACCGCGACATCGGTAACACTCAGGGCAACCTGAACTCCGGTGAAGGTCTCTACGAGATCGCTGGTATCAAGATCTACAAGTCCAACAACCTGCCCTTCCTTGGCAAGTACGGCACCTCGACTGGCCCCGCCATCGAGAACACCGATACCACCAACGAGAAGAACGACTACGGCGATACCTCTGACTTCGCCAACAGCTGCGGTCTGATCTTCCACCGCGATGCTGCTGCTGTGGTCGAGGCCATCGGTCCTAGCGTGGAAACCACCTCCGGTGATGTTTCCGTGATGTATCAGGGCGACCTGATCGTGGGCAAACTCGCTATGGGCTGCGGTCCTGTGCGCGTGTCTGTTGCTGGTGCATTCCGCAACATCGCCTGACCTTTAGGGGGCTCCTTCGGGGGTCCCCTTTTTTTTGGCCTAAGACTAGGCCTACCCCCTATGAACAATGGCAATTCGTACAACTCTCCTTGATGCCGTCAACCAGATGCTGTCCTGCATCGGGGGACAGGCTGTCGTTTCCCTTGACACTGATAACCCCGAGGTCGCATCGGCTGTAGCCATCCTGGAGGAGACTACGAGAACCGTCCTGTCTGAGGGGTGGAACTTCAACACCGAACTGGCCTATCCCTTCGTCCCCAATGTGGATGATGAGATCCAGGTACCTGATAACCTCCTTTCTTTCCAACTTTCATTTGAGAAGAATGGCGCAGACTACGTGCTAGTAGAGCGCCAGGGCAAGTTTTATGATAAACACACCCACTCCTTCAAGTTCACCGAGACCATCTACGCTGATGTGACTTGGGGCTTTGAGTTTGTGGACTGCCCCCAGCCCTTCAAGGAGTACATCACCGCCCGTGCTTCCCGTGCCTATGCGAGCCGTCTGGTGACCTCCAAGGAGCAGGTAGAGCTGATCGCAGCTGATGAGGGCGCCTGCCGTGCCCTGTGCATTGCTTATGACTGCGACACCGCCAACCTCTCGATCTTTGGGATGTCTGACGGGCGTAATACCTACATCTCCTACATGCCGTACCAAACGCTGACACGATAATGGCATCAGTCTCTCAGAGAATAACTAACCTACTGGGGGGCGTTAGCCAGCAGCCGGACTCCCTCAAGCTCCCTGGACAGGTCAGGAAGGCGGTCAACTGCCTACCCGACCCAACCTATGGAATGCTGAAGAGGGCCGGCGTCAAGCTGGTTTCTTCCCTCTCAGGGGCTGTCAACCAGGGGCGCTGGTTTGCGATCTTCCGGGACTCCAGCGAGCGCTACATCGGCCAGTTCAAGACCGATGGGACCCTGCTGATCTGGGACGCCAACACAGGTGCCCAGAAGACCGTCAACGCTATCGCCACCTCGGCCAAGAACTATATTGCGAACGTATCTCAAGATGACTTTGAGATGCTGCAGATCAATGACTACAACTTCATCCTTAACAGGTCAAAGACTGTTGGGACGTTGAATACGGTTACGCCCACCCAGGCCCCTACCGCTGTAGCTACCGTCAACCTGATTGGCTATGACGTTACCTACAAGCTAACCCTGGATGGGTCCAATGTAGCCACATTTACCACCCCCACCACCGGCACGCTTGATGTGAACAGTGTGGTGGCTGGCCTCCAGGCAGCTGTGGTGGCCCTGGCCGGTGGGAGCACCTATACCTGCACCAAGGCTGGCAACACCCTGATCATCCGCCGGGCCAACAACGCCGACTTCACAATCACCGGGGAGGGTGGTACCAACACCCAGGCTCTGCTGACCTACAAGGACAGTGTGCCCAATGCTGCCCGACTCCCGACCTCCTGCACAGATGGTCTGATCCTGAAGGTCTCCAACCTGGAGGAAGCCCAGGGGGATGACTACTACGTGAAGTTCAAGGCCACTGGTGGCTCTGTGGGTGTGGGTGAGTGGGAGGAATGCCTGAAGCCAGGGGAGAAGCCCTACATCGACCCTGACACGATGCCTCACGTCATCATCCGTGAGAGCAATGGCACCTTCACCTTCCGGTCCCTGAATGAGGCCCAGAAAGCCGCCGACGACCTCTACTGGGTAGAGCGGCGTGTGGGGGATGACGAGACGAACCCCTTCCCCACCTTCGTCAACAACAAGATCACCGGGATGAGCTTCTTCAGGAACCGCCTGGTGCTGCTGACCAACAGCAATGTGGTCTGCTCCCAGCCCGGCTCCTACTTCAACCTGTTCAGGGTATCGGCCCTGGCAGCCACTGATGCAGACGCTGTGGACCTGGCTACTGGCGCTCTACGGCCTGTGGCTCTACGCCACGCCCTAGGTGACCAGCAGGGCCTGCTCTGCTTCTCAGAGTTCTCCCAGTTCATGCTCACCTCCGAGCAGGACCAGTTCGGCCCGGCATCAGCCAGGGTGGCTGCCTTCAGTTCGTTCCCGATGAACGCCAAGGTCCGCCCGGTTGAAACGGGTGTGTCCTACGTCTTCGTAGACAACAACCAGGGCTACTCCCAGGTGACTGAAATGGTTGCTGCTTCGGTGGACAACCGCCCCTCTGTGGCTGACCTCTCCCGTACAGCCCCCAACTATGTGCCTGCTGACCTGAAGTCCATCGTGGCCTCCAGCTCGGCCAGCGTGGTCTCCTTCCTAAGCAACGTCGATCCTTCCCTGCTGAAGGTCTTCAAGTACTTCAACAACGGAAACGAGCGCGTCCTGTCCTCCTGGATGGAGTGGAAGCTCCCCGGCAACTGCCTCCTGCAGGCTGTGGATCACGATGTGCTGTATGTAGTGACTGTTCAACAGAACGGCATCTGCCTAGGCACAATCTCGCTGATCTCCGATGTGGAGGGCACTGCTGTGAATGAGTCCGGTATTCCCTATGAATACAAGCTGGACCTGTTCACCAGGACCCCCCTGCTGGAGTACGACGCTGGCACTAACCAGACCAAGGTCTACTACAAGGCTGGGGCCTATGACTCCACCCTGAAGACCGTGGTGGTGGTGGATGACAATGCCACAGAGCGTGGATCTCTCTACCTGGAGCCCCCCGTACAGGACCTTGGGGCCGGCAAGTTCGTCTATGTCCCAGGCAACCGTACAGGGGCCACCAACGTGGTCCTGGGCTATGCCTATGAATTCCGCCTGGAGATGCCCGTGTTCTATCGGCGCAGCCAAGGCTCAGATGGGCGCACCCAGGCTGATGTATCCAACATCCCCCGTGTGACCCGCCTGGTGATCCAGGCCAACAACACCGGCCCGTACTCGGCCCAGGTGAAGCTGCTGGGTAGGCCTGACAAGACCTACACCTTTGAGCAGAAGCCTGCCAACGCCTACGAGGCCAACGCCGCCCCGCTGCCGGAGCTCATCGATAACGTCATCCCTGTCTATGGCAAGGGCACAGACGCCAAGGTGAACCTCTTCAGCGAAACACCTTTCCCCTTATCTTTAGTCGCTGCCACTTGGTATGGAGTCTACTCCAACCGAGGGATACAAGCCGTCTAAGTACATTGCGCCTGCAACCATCAAGGATGGTTTCAAGTACTGCTCCCGCCTCCGCTTTGAGGACAATAGAGAACTGATGGGGCTAGGTCTGCATCCAATGCAAGGCCTGCCCCTCTCTATCCAGCTAACAGCCGAACCCATCAAGTTCTACAACCGCAAGCGGGAAGTAGCAGGGTTTGCTGGTGTTGTTGATGAAAGCGATGGCATCGGTAGGATCTGGATGCTCTGTACGCCAGCGGTTGAGGAATTCCCTCGCACCTTTGTACGAGAAGCCATGAGGTGGGTCAATTCCCGCCCCTACACGATGCTCCACAATATCGCAGACCCGCGAAACAAGATGCACCTTAAGCTACTGCATCTTCTGGGTTTCAAGCGATTGTCCTACGTCCCCGTAGGCCCAAAACAGCTCACATACGTCGAATTCGCAAAGCTATGTGTGTACCCGTAGTAATCGGCATTGCAACTGCCGTAGTGGGGGCTGTCGGATCCATTGCTCAATATCAACAGCAGCAAGCTCAGGTTACTGCTGCCAACAATGCAGCGTGGCAACAGACAGTCCTTCAGAATCAACAGATCCGTAATCAGGCGGATACAGCACTGCGGCAGAATATCTTCCAGCTGCAGATGCACAACCAGGGCGTTGAGTTCCAGAACCAACAGACCCTGCAGTCGTCCATCATGGCGATGGACCAGACGGTTCGCGGAAACCTCCGTATGCACCAAGAATGGCAGAACGCCGTGGTGCAGAACAACTTCGCCAACCTCAGCAATGAGCTGGACTACACCCAGCAGCTGAACCAGTCCATTCTCTCCAAGAGTGTGGCTGATATTCAGCAACAGATGAACCAGCGTGGTCTCAATGTAGACCTTGAGGATGCCCAGCGTCGTATGCGCGATGCACAGGCCCTCTCCGCCCTGGAAGGCGAGAAGCTGATGGTCTCCAACCTGCAGATGTCTGGCTCCGTGCTGGCTACCGGTAAGTCCGGTCAGTCGATCGGTCTGGCCCTGCAGAGCGTGGATGCGGCCTATGGCCGTGACCGGGAGATGCTGAGCACCAACTTCCAGAACAAGGTGGAAGACTTCTACTCAGATGTGACCAAGGCTCACCTGAAGAAGGTGCAGTCTGACTGGGATGCAATCTCCAAGATCATCCCTGAGCCTCCCAAGCCTATCGGCATTGCAGCTCCCCCAGAGCCTGTCTATGCAGGTATGCCTAGCGCCCCCGTCTTTGCTCCAATGCAGACGAAGCTTGCCCCTATGGGTAAGACCATCTTCGCTCCTGCTCCTGTTAAGACTCCTGGCCCAGGCGGCCTGGGATTGGTTGCAGGTATTGGTAACTCGATCATGGGTGGCATCTCGGCTGGTATGCAGGCCAAGGCAATGATTCCTAAGCCCGGACAGAAGTAATGGCAAACGAGTTTCGTACAATCAACTACGAAGGCCAGCGGGCTGATGGCAATGGTTACATCCAGGCCGGTGATCCTTCGCAGGCTTTACAGTCCAATGCGGCCTACATGAGCCGTCAGCTGGAGCGTGCTGGTGGGCAGATTCAGGCGCAGAATGCCCTGTCTCTCTCCCAGAACCGCCAGATCGATCAGATCGCTATTGATAACCAGCGGCTGATCAACGCCCAGATGAGTGATCGTAACCAGACGATCCTCAGAGGGCAGCAGATGCTCGGTGAGCAGCGTCTCCGCAACAGGGAGATGCGTCAGGGCTGGCAGGAGTCTATCGGCCGTCTGAAGGCCACCCAGCAGGCTTCTGCTGAGGAGATGAAGATCCGCCTGAATGCTCAGGAGAATGAAGCCCTCACAGAACTAGGTGCAAGCCTTGTTCAGTTCTCCACCACCCTCTGGAAGTCCAGGGCCGAGAAGATCAACCAACAGAACCAAGAGCTACAGGCTCAGGGGATGCTGGATGAGATCACTGGCCTGGGTAAGACCCAGCCGGCTGATGTGATGCGTGTGGATCAGTCCCAGCAGGCACGTCTGGCTGCACAGGGTCAGACCATGTTGGTGGCTAAGCAGGAGGAGAATGCTGGCCGTCAGGCTGAGGCTAACCGCCTCCGGGCTGATAACCCCTTCTACCTCTATGGACGCCAGGAAGGTGCTGCCCTCAAGGCTAGCTACCAGATCGGTTCAACCATCGATCAGGCGATCGAGGAGGCCATCAACAACGGCACCCTGGATCCCCTCAACCCCCAGTCTGATGTGCTTGTGCAGGAGATCATCCAGCGCACCAGCCGTCAGTTCATCATCGACAGCGGCCTGATCGGGGCTCCCCCGGCCATCGTCGCTAAATACCTCTCCACGCCCCTCCTGAAGGCCCAGGCAGAAGCCACCGCCCGGTGGAATGCCAATGCCGGTAAGAGCATCGACCAGTCCCGTCAGGCCCTGGCCAAGAACACGATCATCACGGCCTGGCCTGCCATCAGTGCAGACCCCAACGAAGGCCGTAAGGTGCTTGATCAGCTGGTCAATGCCTACGACGGTGACATCGATAAGGCCGCTGAAGCTGCATTCTCTGTAGCAGCCGCCAACGCCCGCTCCACCCTGGATCGTGCTGGTCTGGACAACCTCATGCTGGACCCCCGTATGGGGCTCGTGGCTGAGAAGTACCAGGCCTTTGAGACCCAGTGGCAGCAGCAGGCGGTACAGAACGCTGAGAAGGCCGCTGAGGAGCAGTCCCTGAACCTACAGCGTGGCCTCCTGGAGCAGCTCCAGAGCGCCTCCCCTGGCCAGGTTCCTGCCCTCAAGGAGAGCTATCTGGAAGCAGGTAAGTTCCTGCCCGCCAAGGAGTACGTCAAGTACGCCCAGTGGGTCAACGGGCTCTCTCCCGCTGATGCTGTCTCTGCACAGAACAGCCTCGATATGGTGGTGGAGAACAGCAAGCCTGAGGATATCTCTGCCAACATCGATCGCTGGATCCAGCAGAACCCAACTGCTGGTGCCACGATGATCGCCAAGGCCCAGAAGATCAAGGAACAGTATGCCCCGGCTATGTCGGATACAGCCAAGCTGGCCGTCCAGGCCAAGAAGGCTGAGATCCTGGGCACTATTCCTCCGCTGATCAAGGCCAAGATGGCTAACGATCAGGCCTACCAGATGAAGGTCAACGAGGTAATCAAGCTTCGTGAGGCTATGCTGGACATCCGGGCTAAGGCTTATTGGGCCAGGCCTGGTGCGTCTGAGGCTGGCTTCATCGAGTGGCTGCAGAACAACCACGCAGACCTCACCAAACGGGCCATTGAGGAAGTGAATGGTCGCTTCCCTGACCTGGAGCTGCTGGCTAAGCCGGCTCCCCCCAGTGCAGCTGTAGCCCCCCTCCCTCGCCTCAAGACCGCCTCCGGTGCCACTGCTGTGTTCTATGTGAACCAGGATGCCCGTAAGCGTGTCCTGGCTGGTCAGTATGGCCGTCTGAATGTATATCAGTCTGTACTTCTCACCAAGACTGAACTACAGGCTGCTGTAGAGAAGTACGAGGACGGTGAGGATGTAGGCCCCCTGGTGAAGAAGCTGGCTGATGCAGCCGGTACCAATGTGGAGACGTTGATCCAGGTCAACGCCCAGCTCTACGGAATCCCTGGCCGTCTTGTGCGTCCTGCGGATCCCCGTGCAACCCCCGCTTACCAACGAGCAACAAACAATGGCACTGTTGTCACAAAGCAGTACGCCATTGATTTCGCTAGAGCCAATAACTTCTCTCCCCGAGGAGCTATCTGGCTGGCAACAAACATGATGGATGAGTCCGGCGGTGACGCCACTAAGACTCACGATGGAGGTACCGGACTCGGCCTCTTTGGCCACCGCCTGAGCCGCCGGACTGCCCTACAGCAGTTCGCCGCCCGCAAGGGGGTACCTGATACCGACGCCCACACCCAGCTTGAGTTTGCGATCCACGAGATCAAGACCCAGTACCCGGATGTGTGGAAAGTCGTCACTGCACCCAATCCAACTACACGCGAATTGTGGTGGGCCTCCCGTACCTGGGAAGGCTTCAACAAGAGTGTGTACGCACGTAGGGAAGCATCACTATTACGTTCTTTAGGTGAATTGTAATGCCTTTCGACTTTGGTGGTGGTTATGATCTAACCCCCGAGCAGCAGCAGGATCCAGAGGAACTGCTGAAGCGACAGAAACAATCTAAACCGCAGCCTGCCGGGTCATCCGCCAAACCGCAGGCTAGCCAACCCAGTACCCCGCAGAAGCCTCAGCAACAGCAGGCCCCCGCTGCCCAGAAGCCTCAACAGCCTGGACAGCAGCAAGGCCCCTATATGGCTCCGCCTCTGCAGGGTCTGGGTAAGTGGGTGGAGGAGAACATCTCCATCCCCGCCAACGACTTCATCGACAACACCTTCCAGGGTGACAAGAAGACTCCCGAGCAGATTGGTGCTGAGCGCCAGCAGCAGCGTGGTGTCTTCAATGAGCAGATGCGGGCCTTTGAGGATCAAACCCGCAAGGACCCTGGGGCTGAACTGATCCGTGCTGGTGCCGGTGGTATTGAGGACTTCTGGCAGGGGGTGTACAACCTTCCTGGCCAGGCGTCCAACGCAATGCTTGGCACCAACTTCAAGCCGGCTGAGTTCAGCTTCATCAAGGAGAACAACACCCAGTGGGGCGAAGGTACCCGTACCCTGGCTCGCTATGTGGTGGGCTCCTTCGTCGGCCAGAGGCTCACAGGAGGCCGCCTAACGGCTGGTCAGTCCGGTGCTGCCCTATTCGGTGGACGTGCTACTCAAGGCTTCCTGGAGGACTTCCTAGGGGCCTCTGGTGATGGTGACGATGGGACCCTCATCGGTAACACCCCATTCACCAAGTGGCTCCAAACCAACGACGCGAATGACCCCCTGGTCAACCGCACCATTGTTGGTGTGGAAGGTGCCCTGTTTGAGGCTGTGGGCCTCCCTGGTGTTAAGGCCCTCGCTGAGGTGATGGGTGTGCCCAAGGCCATCAAGGCCCTGGGTGAGAGCGCCAAGGGTTGGCAGAAGGCTTCTAGCAAGAGCAAGCTTGAGGGCCTGCTATTCCAGGTAGCCAAGAGCGAAGGACTTGATCTCGGCGTGAAGGCCCCCAAGGGTCTCTCAGACAAGATCGAGGGTGCCCTGGAGCCCCTCTTCGGCCCCCTAGATAAGGCCGTCGAGAATGGTCCCCAGTGGCTCAAGACTGCTCACCGGATCCTGCTTGGTGAGGATGCTCCTGTTGATGAGATCGAGGCACTGCTGGCTGAGACACGCCGGATGCTGACCGATCCCAAGGTGCTCCGGGACCAGAAGCGCGTCAAGGCCGTCGCTGAATACCAGCGGGCTGTACGTGAGCTGAAGGCTCCCGAGCTGGCCCGAGCTGCCCAGGCCCGCCTGAAGCAGATGCTGGAGGTCGAATACGCCGTGAACAATGTTCGGGGCGATCTCGATTACACCCGTGTTACTGAGCGTGACCTGGCACTCCGCCTGATCCAGGAAGATCCCAGCCGGATGAAGCTCAACACCTTTATCGCAGCCGCTGCAGGGACAGCAGACGAGACAGATCCCATCTTCTCCTATCTGCGTACCCGTACTCAGGCATATAAGGCCAGCCAGTATCTGGATGAGGTGGCTAATACCGTTCGCTACGGTGGTGCTCCCGACGAATTAGTCGTTGATGCCACAAAACTAGATGTAGCACATGACCGGATAGCCGACTTTGACAGCCAGATTCGCACTTTAGAGGGAGAATTAGAGAAGCGCCAGATCGCAGTGAATACTGCACAGGGTGTTATCGATGGATCCGCTAAAGCAGGTGCCACTAAGAGCCAGCAGATTGCTGGTTTGCTGGCTGAGGTAGATACTCTGCCCTCCAAGGCTGACCTGGAGAAGGCCTCCCAGATCAATCTGAGCCTCTCTAAGGCCCAGGTGGAGCGTCTGAACAACATTGGTCTCCCTGAGGGCGTGTCTATCACCCCCGGCCGCCGTGTTGTGGGCCTGACAGCAGAGAATATCGACGAAGTTCGTGCCTCTGTGGCTGAACTTGCTGCCTCTGGCGACAAGGTTGCCCAGAACCTGTCAGTCCGTCTCGACAACATGGACATCCCTGCTCCCCCGAGCGCGGATATTCGTACCCGAGAGGGCGTACAGCAGATGCTGGAGCAGCTGAAGGCTGAGCGTACCGACCTATTCAATGGCCAGGTACAGGGCCGCCTCGACCGCCTGCGGGCAAACGTCGAGATGCGGAACATGCGAGCCCAGCTCGATGAGCTGAATATGGCCAAGCGTGCCCAGCAGGCAACGATCACCGGCACCAAGCCTCAGTTTGAGGGGGCCTATGTACCCGTCAACCTGACCTCCAAGAACATCACCTCCATCGTTAAGGAGAGTGGTGGTGGGCAGCCCGGCTTCGACCTCTACTTTGAGGATAAGAAGTTCGGTGCGCTGCTCCCTGGCCGTGTCAAGGAGATCGGCCGCCAAGGTAACCAGCAGGCCGGCTACGGCAACTTCATCGTTGTCGAGTCGATTGACCCGAAGACCGGTCAGTCTGTGGATGTTCTGTATGCCCACCTGGCAGACAACAGCATCCTGGTGAAGGAAGGTGACATGATCACCCCTGGCCAGCAGCTCGGTACCCAGGGTGGCACCGGTTCTGTCCGCTCTGTGGACGGCACCATCGCCTCTGTGGACTTCCTGGCCCCCGCTCCTAAGGGCAGTGGGTCGATGACCCCCTATAGCCGCTGGAGTGAGCTTGTAGATGAGCTGACCACTGGCATCCGTCAGGGCAACATCGAAGTCAGCAGCACCGGCAAGGCCATCGCAGATGCCCCCGCAGTGCCCCCTCAGAGGGTCGTGGAGGCCGCTCAGGTGGCTGACGAGACCGCTACCACCATGACCCGCAAGGAGGCTATGGAGGCGGGCTACGAGGTGGAGAACCTGACCACTGCAGCTCCCCGGAGCTCCCTGGTGGACACCTTCACCGAGGACCTGGATCTGGACAGCGTGGTTGGCACAGCCCAGCCCGGTAAGCAGAGCCTCACAGCCTCAGACATTCGTGGTCTGGCTGATGAGAATGCTGACACCCTCAAGATGCTTGAGGAGCTTCATGCCCGTGATCCTCGTGAGATAAAATTCACTGAGGATGAGGCCTTCAATGATGTACTTCCCGAAGCAGAGAAGTATGCCAAGGAGTGGCTGGGTATGGAGGCAGACGCTGATCTCAACGCCTTCATCCGCAAGGTTGATACCGGTGGAGCTGAATACGAGGGGACCTTCTTCGCCTCCCGTACAGGCTTCGCTACAGCCGGTCTGGTTCTGAAGGAACTGATGCGTCAGGCCACAGACCTGTCCCACGGCCTGGTGAATGCCAGTAAGGACGGCCTGTCTGATGCCGCCACCAAGGGTGTACAGCTCGTCGACAACATGATGGCTGCCACCAAGATCCGTGGTGACTACAAACAGATCTCCTCTGGAACCCTCCGCAGCAAGGGCTACATCGATGAAGCGATGGCTGGCTCTCCCTCGGTGAATCAAGCCAAGTCGAGCATCTTCAAGCAGCGTGCAGCTGCCAAGGCAGATGAATTGACTCGTGACAAGATCATCTACCAGGAGCTGGCAAATATGCGGCAAGCCATCCGTGATGGTGACCCCGCAGCCTTCAACCGTCTGAAGCGTATTGCTCAGACGATGGCGGTGATGCCTAAGACCGCTCAGAACTTCAACGTGGCTCGTACCCTCCTTGCTGCCAACATCAAGAACGTGGATGGCCTCCACATCAACTTGATGCTGACTGGTCCTAAGACCCAGGCCAAGAACTTCTGGTCTGGTGCCTATATGACGATGGGCCACCCCCTCCAAGCATACCTGGCCTCGTGGTTCAAGGGTGCTGAGGGTGCAGTCCTGAGGAGACAAGCAGTGGCTTCACTGACTGCCAATGCTGAGACCCTCCAGGAGATGACTAGCTTGATGGGCCGCCTATGGCAGTTCCAGTCCAAGCAGCTAGATCCTGCGATCAAGGACTACCACATTTGGGATGAGACTCTCGTCAAGAACATGGATCAGGCTTTCGCCCTGAAGCAGGCCGGCAAGCTTGGGTTCATGGAGGAGATGGCTTATGGCACAGCTATGGCTGGTCACAAGCTCCTGCGTGCCCCGCAGATGACCTACTTCATGCGAGCTGCAGGCAGCGTGGACAGCTTCTTTAAGGTGGCCGCTGGCCGCCAGACAGCTGCCCGTATGGCTGTGGAGCAGGCCCTTGAGTCGATGGGTGAAGCACCCCTGACTGCTATGCGTTCTGAGAAGTTCGCTGAGCTGGTTGTTGACTTCAAGGAGGCCAACCTGAAGGAGATCTTTGAGGATGACGGAATCACCTTCCGCAACACTCCGATGGGACAACAGGCTGAGGCCCTAGGCCAGACCTTCACCTTCCAAACTCCTCCAGGAGAAGCCGACAAGCTGACCAAGGGTCTCAACACCCTGGCCAACATTCCGGGTATGCGGACGCTGGGTCTGACCTTCATCCAAACCCCCTCGGCCATCCTGAAGACCACTGCCAACATCACCCCCGGCCTGTCTTCCATCCTGAAGCAGTACGACCAGGCCTACAAGAACGCTGATGCCTATACCCGTGCCGTCCGTGACGGTGCTGAGGCTATGTCAGTGATCTTTGGCTTCTCGGCCTTCTTTGCTGGAGCACAGGGTGTGGTCACAGGTGCTGGCCCGCTTGGTAACCCCGAGCGTGATATCTGGCTGAGAACCCACAAGCCGTTCACACTTACCTTCCCCAATGGGATGGAGTGGAACTACCAGGCCCTGGAGCCTGCAGCAACAATGCTGGGCCTCTGTGCTGACTGGGGTGCGCTTGCCTTTGGTGAGCGTGCTGGAGAGGAGGATCGTGCTATCTCGGTACTGACTGCGGTGATGTCTAACATCGTCAACAAGTCCTACCTGGCACAGATTGCTACCGCCTCGCAGGTACTTACCAGCCGTGATCCCAAGCAATTGGGCAAGCTGGGAGAGAACATTGCAAGGAACCTGGGTATCCCCTATGCGAGCTCCTTCCGTAACCAAGTTGGTCAAGTAATGGACCCGGCGGTACGTGAAGCACGCTCCACCCTGGAGCCCACCTGGAGCTGGTACCTGAAGAAGCACCTGGGCTTTGGCTCAACAGCGATGCTTCCCCAGGCTGTGGATGAGGTGACTGGTAAGCCCCTCACCCGCGACGGGGTGGATAACCCCCTGGCTAGCCGCTTCCTGTCTGGTATCAACATGCTCGCCCCCCTGGGCCTGAACTTCTCCAAGGAGAGGTTCCGTCCTGTGCATAAGTTCCTGTACAAGGAAGGCATTGCTATCGATGACGATCGTAAGAAGTTGAACAATCAGGACATGACTAACGAGGAAATCGTTGAATACACCAAGCTTCGTGCTGGCAACGGTGCCCTTGAGAAGGATCTCCTGGACTACTTCAACAGCGATATGTATAAGAACGTAGATGCCCCTGAAGCAGCACGTATGCGTCAGGCTGGCCTCCAGGATCAGACCCCCGTTCAGCGTTATGTGGATGCCGTTGTAGAGGTGCATCACAACCGTGCTGTGGGGACAATGGAACTCGGACTAACTGATGTGGCCAAGGGGTTTGCCCAGCGCCGCCAGAAGGCCCGTGAGGCCGCTGTCCAGCAGGAGGATCGCTATAACAAGTCCGTACAGCAGTTGCGGATGAATTCTTACCCATTCTGAGGAATAACCAGTGGCTCTAGCCGAACAGAATTACCTTGGTGACGGGACTACAAGCCTGTACACCATCGCTTTTCCCTTCATCTCAGAGTCGCACGTTAAGGCCACTGTCAATAGCGTTGCTGCCACCATCACGGTGGCCAGCGCTACGACAGTTCAGTTCCCCTCTCCGCCTCCAGCGGGGGCAAAGATCAGGATCTACAGGGAAACACCGGCCGGGGCAATCCTGGCTACGTTCTTCCCTGGATCCTCGATCCGGGCACAGGACCTGAATGCAGGCTTTAAGCAACTCCTGTTCACACTACAGGAGGTTGTGGAGCGCTCTGTGCTCAAGATTGACACAGTTCTGTCTAGCTCGCTCGATATGGCGGGCAACAGGATCACCAATCTGGGACCAGCTACGTCTTCCACAGATGCTGCGACCAAAGGGTACATTGATGCCCAACTATCTAACATCGAGTTCCTGGCTAACACAGCCAACTCGCTCAACAACGATGGCTACCCGGAGCTCCGGCGCGTCATCGGCAACTCGGAGGGCCTCACAGCTAACGCTTGGCACACCGAGACAGGCCGTGGTGGCTACTTCCACCCCAATAGCGGTACCACAGAGGGTCAGTTTGGCCTGATTCGTGGCGTTGCTGGGGCACTGAAGGTGAGCAATGACAACCGATTTGGTTGGCTGCTGCAGCACCTCACACGCTCCCTGGTGAAAACCATCTACCGGGGTGTTGATGCCCCCAGTGATGTAACCACCATCAACAATGAGAACCTCTGGATCCCCCACTGGCTCTGGAACTGCAAGGGTGATTTCATTGCAGAGGAGATCCGGTATGACTACACCCCCACATTTGTGAATGGTCAGGCCAACATCCCCCCCTCGGAGAATGGGAATCTGATCCGCCAGGTGTTCCGGTGCGTGTCTCCTGATGCTGTTCTGGAGTGGGAGAACCCCACCCTGGTGGTTGATCTTGTTTCTGGTACCAACTACCCCATTGCCAACTACACCACGTCCTCTACGGGCACCCTGGTGCAGCTGGTGAACAGCAGCTTCAACGGCCCAGCCAAGGTCTTCTACTCCACCTACACCGGCCCAGTGATCGGCAAGAACCAGCCCTATGAGGCTTGGCCCTGCTGGCGTCAGCTGGACATTGGTGAGGTGGCTTGTGCTGTGGACTCCATCCATTGGAGCCTGGAAGCGTATGACAAGGCCTACGCTAAGACCTACGACCCAGCATTCCAACGGTTCTACAACGCCACACTGGAGTCTGCTAAGTATGTCCTGACCATTAACGATGACACGTACTGGTTCCAGCCGACGAAGACCCGTGTCTTTGCCAGCTATCCGTACTCCTCGTACATCAACCGGACGTACAACGAGCTTACCAGGACTAATGACGGTAACATGTACCTCGATCTCAACGAGGATGTTAACC